TCTCTTTGCGTATAGTCGCAATATTAAGGGTTTTATTGGGTAGGCTTAGGCCATGGAGTTTTGGTCGTTTTTGCTGGCTGGTTTGGGCTTGCTTCAGCTTTGGTTGGCCGGCTCTAAGCTTCGCGTGAATAGCGTGGTTGGTGGCCTGACCAGCGTTGCCTGGTTTGCTTATGGCGTTGCTTTTCAGCAATGGGGTTTCTTGATTTCAGCTGTCGTGTTTTTTATTGTTCATGTTCGTAATTATGTTAGGTGGAGTAAGTGAAGGTTGAGTTAGTCAAGATTGATGCTTTGGATTTGGATCCGAAGAATGCGCGCAAGCATGATGACAAGAACTTGAAGGCAATTGCTGATTCGTTACAGCAGTTTGGTCAGCGCAAGCCGATTGTGGTTTGGGGGAAGACCGTTGTTGCTGGTAATGGCACTTTGGTTGCTGCGCGTAGTTTGGGTTGGTCAGAGATTAGTGTCGTGTATGTTCCTGAGGGTTGGAGTGCCGATCAGGTTAAGGCTTATGCTTTGGCTGACAATCGTTCGGCTGAGTTGGCTGAGTGGGATGACAAGGTTTTGGCTTCGCAGTTGTTGGAGCTTGACGAGGCTGGTTTCGATATCTCGACTTTAGGTTTTGAGTTACCGGTTGCCGAGTTGACTGATGTTGTTGAGGATGAGATTCCTGAGGATGTTGAAGTTCGAGCCAAGTTGGGACAGGTTTGGGCTTTGGGTAAGCACCGTCTGATGTGTGGCGATTCAACCAGCATGGCTGACGGTAAGAAGTTGATGGATGGTCAGCTGGCCACAATGGTTTTCACTGATCCGCCTTACAACACTGGCATGAGTTCTAAGAAGAATTCGGCTGGCAACATTCTTTCGCATATGTTTGACGATGATTACACCGATTTTGAATGGCAGAACTTGCTGGCTGGTTTTACTAATGTCATGGGCAGTTTTGTCAAGAAGGATGCTGCGATGTATATCTGTTTCGCGTGGAAGCGTAATCATGAGTTGTTGCCGTATCTGTTGAAGTCGTTTAAGTTGGCCAACATTATTATTTGGGACAAGGTTGTGCAGGGTATGGGGTGGGATTATCAGTACAGTTATGAGCTTGTGAACCTGGTCACTAGTGGTGAGCCTGTTTTCAATCCGAACGCTTTGGCTGAGGGCAAGATTGAGATTGATGAGAAGCCGATTAGTTACCCTCAGACTTACGAGATTATCAATGTTTTGAAGACCGGCAAGCCTAACATTAACTCGCATCAGGGTGATGAGCAGGAGTTTCAGGATGTCTGGCATATTCAGCGTGTGATGGGTAGGAATGATATGCACGCGACAGCTAAGCCTTTGGCGTTGTGTGGTCGTGCGATTAGACACGCTTCTAGGCAGGGTGAGATTGTTTTGGATCTGTTTGGTGGTAGTGGTAGCACTTTGATTGCTGCAGAGCAGTTGGGTCGTGTCTGTTACATGATGGAGTTTGACCCTAAGTATGTTGACACCATCATTGCTCGTTGGGAAAAGTTGACAGGTAAAACTGCTGAGTTGATTGAAGGTTAGTTATGCCTGCTGGAAGGCCTGCTAAACCAACTGAACTGAAACGCAAATTGGGCAACCCTGGGCGTAGGCCGTTACCTGATTCTTCTGTTGTTCAGTACTTTGAGCCTGCCACTGTTGTGCCTGACCCTGCTAGGCCGTTGTTGAAGTATGGTCGTGAGTTTTGGGATAAGGTTTGGGGCAGTGGTTTGAGTTGGATTAGTGCGAACACTGATGCTGAGTTGTTGTTGATGACTTGTGAGCTTGTTGATGAGCGTTGGAACTTGCGTGTGAGGGTTATGCAGTCTAATGATTGGCGTGAGCGTAAGGCGTTGCGTGAGCTTGATGATCGGATTATTCGTAACTTGAGTTTGCTTGGTTTTACTCCTGCCGATCGGAGTAAGTTGGGTGTTGCTGAGGTGAAGGCTATCAGCAAGATGGAAGCGTTGAAGCGTAGGCAAGATGCCAGAAACAGTTAGTAAGAGTTGGCCACCAGCTTGGGTTACTCCTGTTGAGCAGGGCTTTGGTAGCAGTGGTGCAGATGCCGTTGATTTCATTAACACGTTTGTGACTTTGACCAAGGATTCTATCTCTGGCAATGCAGGTGAGGCAATCAGGTTGAGGTCTTGGCAGGAGCAGTTGCTTGAGGAAACTTTGGCACTTGATGAGAATGGGCTGTTCCAGAAACGCACTGCCCTTTGGGGGATGGCCAGAAAGAACGGGAAGTCCGCTTTGGTGACCGGCTTGGGACTCTGGTTTTTATTCAACGGTGATGAGGGTGGTGAGGTTTATTCCATCGCAGCTGAAAAGGAGCAGGCTCGTATTACTTTCGGGGAGGCTAGGAAGATTATTGATCGTGAACCTGAGCTGGCTGAGATGTGCAACATTTATCGCGATGTCATTGAAGTTCCATCGACTGGTTCTATTTGGCGTGTTCTTTCTGCCGAGGCTTATTCCAAGGAAGGCCTAAACCCGACTGCAGTTTTGGCTGATGAGGTTCACGCTTTTCCTAATCGTGAGATGTGGGATGTTATGCAGTTGGCTATGGCTTCGCGTAAGCAACCGATGATGTTGGCTACGACTACTTGTGGTGTGAAGGCTGATAGCACTGGGCAGGATTCTATTGCTTATCAGCTGTATCAGTATGGGCAGAAGGTTGCTCGAGGTGAAGTTGTTGACGACAGTTTTTACATGGCTTGGTGGGAAGCGCCTTTGGATGCCGATCACAGGAGCGAGGACACTTGGATTTTGGCTAACCCTGGTTACGGTGACCTGAACTCTAAGACCGATTTTGAGTCTATGGTGAAGCGTACCCCTGAGGCCGAGTTTAGAACGAAGCGTTGCAATCAGTGGGTTAACTCTCAGAACACTTGGTTGCCTGCCGGTGTTTGGGACACGCTGGTTGATCGGGATGTTGTTGTTGGTGAGTTTGATGAGATTATGTTGGGCATTGATGGCTCGTTTTCTGGCGATACCACTGCCATTGTTGGGGTTACCGTTCCTAAGTCTAGGGATGATAAGCCCCATGTTTTCTTGGTCAAGGCTTGGGAGAAGCAACCTGATGATTTGGATGATTGGCGAGTGGACACTTTAGAGGTTGAGCAGACTTTGATTGCTTTCTGTCAGGCGCATCCGAATGTTAGGGAGCTGGCGTTTGACCCTTTTCGTTGGCAACGATCCATGGCTGTGTTGCAGGATTTGGGTTTGCCTGTGGTGGAGTATCCGTCCACGAGTCCGAGGCGCATGGTTGCAGCTTGCTCTAAGGTGTTTGATTCTGTCACTGAGGCCACTTTGACTCATGACGGTAATCCTTTGCTTGCGAGGCATTTGGATAACTGTGTTTTGAAGATAGATAATCTCGGACCGAGAATTGTGAAAGAGTCTAGGAACTCTCCACGCAAGATTGACGCTGGGGTTGCCTTTGTTATTGCTTATGACCGAGCAACTAGTAAACTAGAAACGATGGCGTTGCCAGAGTTCTTCAGCTTTTAAGGAGCGTTTTGTTACCTACGATTTTGCAGGCTTTAGGCATCGCAGTTATTGCTGTTGGTGCAGGCCTTATTTTTGTTCCTGCCGGTGTCGTTTTGGCTGGCGTTGGTTTGTTGTTGTTTGGTTTGGCGTGGGAAAGAAGCGGTAAGTAATGTTAGGTAATCTTGGTGAGTCTAGGGCTATCAGCTTTCAAAGCATTTGGGGTGCAGGTGATCTGACTTCGTATGAAACTCAGTCCAGTGCATATGTTGATTACAATACTGCTTTTACTGTCAACGCTGTTTGGGCTTGTGTGTCTTTGATTAGTGACACTGTTTCTGCGTTGCCTGTTGATACTTATATCAGGCGTGACGGCATTGCTTACCCTTATCGGCCGAAGCCTAGCTGGGTGTCCAAGCCTGACATGGCTATTCCTAGTGTCGCGTTTTGGCAGCAGACGATGATTAGCTTGCTGGTTGATGGCAATGCGTTTGTGCGTTTGTTTAGGGACGAGTCTGGCGTGATCGTGAACATGGTTGTTTTGAACCCTTTGGCCGTTCATGTTTCTCGTAATGCTTTGGGGCAGAAGTTTTACACTTCGCAAGCCGAGGGCAAGAAGATTTTGTCCAGCGATGATGTTTTACACATTTGTGGTTCTATCTTGATGCCTGGCGAGTTTAGGGGTAAATCTCCGATTGACACTTTGAAGGAGAATGTTGGGCTTGCGATTAGCCTGGAGAGTTTTGCAGCTCGTTTCTTTGGACAAGGAACTCTCACGCAGGGGGTCATAGAATATCCTGGAGCCTTGACAGCTGAGCAAGCCGAGAACCTAGCCAGAAGTTTTGACCGTCAACACAAGGGTTTTCGCAAGGCTCACAAGACAGGCATTCTGTCTGGAGGTGCAGTTTTCAAGCCAACTACCATTGCTAACGATCAGGCTCAAATGCTTGACTCTCGCAGGCTGGCCGTTGAGGATGTTGCTCGCGCGTATCGTGTTCCTACAGACATGATCGGTTTGAACAACGGTGGCCAGAGCTATAACAGTATCGAGCAGAAGCAAATTGCGTTCGTGACACATACGCTAAGACCGTGGTTAGCGAAACTTGAGGATGCTTTTAGCACTTTGCTAGTTGATGGTGCGTATTTGGCGTTTAGCACTGATGACTTGCTTCGTGGCGATTACGCTACGAGAATTGAAGGCTATTCTAAGCTTCTGCAGAATGGTGTTCTTAGCACCAACGAAGTCAGGCGTAAAGAGAATATGCGACCTATTGATGGTGGCGATGTTGTTCGTGTTCCACTGACCAACGTAAACATTTCGGCTGCTTCTCTTACCGAAGATGAGACCAAGGTTGACATGGCTCAGAAACTTATTGCCTTGGGCTTTGTTCCTGAGGATGTTTTGAAGTCACTAGGGCTTTCTCCAATTCCACATACAGGACTACCAACGGTGCAGTTGCAGAACCCTACTACTGTTCCTGATGGCAGTTACGAGACAGGTGCGTAATGCCATATTTTATTAAGCAGGTTGCTGATGGTTGGGTTACTGTCAAGGATGATGGTGAAGTTTTAGGCACACATAAAACCAAGAAGCAGGCTATAAATCAGATGGTGGCTATTAGTTTGAGTGAAGGCATCCCTGTTGGTGGTGAGCGAGCTGTTGATGCTAATGCTACTTTTTCTCCCCCTGCAGGTGTTGCTGTTGCTGCTAAACGTGCTTTGGAGTGGATCGCTGAAGGTTTGGCTGGCGATGGTTTCACTGATGTTGGTAGGGCTAGGGCTGTTCAGCTTGCTTCGGGTGAGGATATTTCTGGGACTACCGTCAACAGGATGATTAGTTTTTTTGCACGCCAAGAGGCTTCAGTCAAAGGTGCGACCGGTTTTCGTTTTGGCGAAGATGGCTACCCAACTGCCGGACGTGTCGCATGGGACGCCTGGGGTGGAGACCCTGGCCAGTCTTGGGTGAATGGTTTGCCTGACGATACAAGGAATGGTTTAGATTTGATAGTGGAAAACATTAGCGAAATGGAAGATAGACAATTGGAAGATTACTCTTTGAGCAAAGAAGAACTTGTTGTTAAGGTTGGCGAGTTAAAGGGTGAGGTTTTAGAGCTTGTTGGCAAGTTGGCCAAAACTGTCGACCACTTGTCTGAGCTGGTTGAGGCAGTCACCGATTCGGATGTCGTAGAAGTGGTTGATGTTGAAGAGTTTGTTGGTGATGTATCTTCAGCTGTGCTTGAGCAGGACAGCGTGCGTTTTGTAGATCCGTTGAAAGTTGTTGAGTTGCATGAGCGTGGTGAGCGTGTTGTTTCTGGCATTGAACGTCGTGAGGCCACGTTTGATTTGGAGGTGCGTGCCGAGGGTGATGGCATGACCCTGCGTGGCTATGCAGCTGTCTTTAACAGCCCTAGCCAGCCGTTGCCGTTTACTGAAACCATTGAGCGTGGTGCTTTCAGCGATTCTTTGAAGTCGCGTAACGATGTCAAGTTGTTGTGGAATCATGACACCGGTGTTGTTTTGGGTAGCACCAGAGCTGGGACTCTGCGTTTGACCGAGGATGATCGTGGTTTATTTGTGGAAGCCGATTTGCCGAACACCCAGGCTGGCCGAGATGCTGCCGTCAGTATTCAGAGGGGGGACGTAACTGCGTTTTCTTTCGGATTCCGTATCCCTGCCGGTGGTGATGTTTGGTCTAGTGCTTCTGAGCGTGTTTTGAAGCGTGTGAACATTCATGAGGTCAGTGTTGGTGTTGCTTTCCCTGCCTACACTGCTACTGATGGCACAGCCACCGTTCGTTCTATGAGCGAGCTGAGTGAGAAGATTGTGCGTTTGGCTGAACTGCGTGGTGTTTCTGCAGAGGAACTAACCGATGCTTTGTTGGCCTTGGAGGCTGGCGATGAGTTGACCGAGCGTCAGGGTGAGCTGTTGACCGACACTTTAGGGAAAGTTTTGAAGAAGGATGTTGAGGTTTCTAATGCTCAGGCCATTTTGGATCTGAAGAAGAAACAGCTTGATTTGTTGATGCAGCGTGTATAGTATTTAGGTAGGCAGTCCTCTCATGTT